CAAGGACTTGTTGATGCTACTAACATAGATAACATCGTACCATCTCAATCTGGCAACAGCGGTAAATTTCTTACAACTGATGGAACAAACGTATCTTTTGCAGCAGTTAATTTAACTAACATTTCTGCTACAAGCGTAAGTTCTGATACATTTAGTGTAGGTAGCGTTCAGACAAAACCAGTGTTTCAGATAATAGCTATTGATAGTGCTACTGCTACAGGCATTAACAATACAAGCTGGAATGCGATAGCCGGTACAGAAGCGACTGTTACAATTAGTAAAGCAAACACTCTGCGCCAGTATTTAGTTCAGATTCCGGGTGAAGTTGATAGTAACGCTGGTAACGTGTTCGCTAAAGTTTATCGTAAAGTTGATTCCGGTTCATATGCGGCAGCAAGTACTACTACAAATTTAAACTTTCCTGCTAATACTGGTAATGGAACATTGAACAGTGTAGTTCAATTTATTGATACGCAGACTTACAATGCAGGACAAGTTATTAAATATCAAGTTTATGTGAGAGTTCAGGTCAGTAGCGCAAGCCTTGAACTGGGACAAAACAACTTATCAGGAAACACTGGTATAGATAACAATATGCAAGGTTTCTTGATGGAATACGATAACTCGTGAGGTAATTATGGCTAGTATACAAACAAAAACACTTAACGCTTTGATGCCTAACACTAGTTATGTAACTCAAGGTACAATTTCTAAAGCAGAAGATTTAGCAACTGTTATTCAATTTGTAACAGGCGCAGATTCAGCCGGAACAGCAATAACTCAGGCATGGGATGAAAGCAATGATAAGTACTCTCCGTTTACTTACGCAGAGTACACAGCAAAATACACAGAAGTTGAAAACGCAGAACCTATGAGGTTATTGCGTGTAGAGCGTAATAAAAAATTAACTGAAACAGATTGGTGGGCTAGTTCTGATCTAACTATGACTGATGAGCAAAAAAAGTATAGGCAAGATTTGCGAGACATTACAGAGTCAGCCACATCGCTTGATGATGTAACATGGCCAACAAAACCGGAGTAGCGATATGGGAGTAAAAGTAAAAAATAATGCTTTCGGTACTATATCCGCTGGTATTAGTACTTCTGACACTACTATTATTCTTGATACAGGACAGGGTGCACGTTTTCCTTCGCTTGGCTCTGGCGAGTACTTTTTTGGTACTCTCGTTGATACCAGTAATAATCTCGAAATTATAAAAGTTACTGCACGTTCTACAGACTCTATGACTGTAGTTCGTGGTCAGGACAATACTACAGCTCGTGCTTTTGCTATTGGTGATAGATTTGAGTTAAGACCTACCGCAGCTTTGTTTGAAGCTATACAGGCTGAGTCAGCTGTTGCAGACGGCGACTACGGTGATATTACTGTTAGTAGCTCTGGAGCTACATACACTATCGACAACGGAGTAGTAACGGCTGCAAAACTAGCAAGTACATTAGATTTATCAAGTAAAACTGTAACACTTCCTGCTGATGTAGACGGATCGCAAGGTTTAATTATAAATAGCCGTTCTTACAATTCAGGGTACGGTAGCGGTGCGAGGAATACAAAAGCAGGAAACAATCAATGGTCAACAGTTACTATAAGTGGTACTGGCGCGGATTCTTTTGCTCCCTCTGACAACGTCAATATTCGTGCATTTGTAAAACGTAGAAACGATACACATTTGCGTTTTACAGGTTATCTGCCCGGTTATATTAACCCCGGCGGTTCTGGATGGGGTGTAAGAGTTCGGTGTGTGCTGTCAAATAGTTCAGGCACATATAATTCTGACTCAAATTATTTTACAGTTGGGCTACTTTCACAGGGTATGGCTCATGGTTGGGGCTTCGATGGTTATGGAACTTCAGGGGGGCATTCTTTTGTTGCACCTTTTTATTATGATACTGCTCACGGCGGCGGAACTGCACAAAGCAACACTGACACAGCAAATGTTCTAGCGTATACCGGTACACTTATGTTTTTCTTTCAAGGGTATGTATGGAGTACTGGTGATACCGTTTATTGGCTTGATTACAGTAATCTCTACCCTAAAAGCGGCATGTGGGTTGTAGAGGAGTATATAGCATGATTAAATTTGAGCCACCTGTTGAAGTTAAAGCCGCACGAGCACTTGGCCCTAACGGCGGTTGGTGTCTTTCGGGTGAAATGACATACGATGATCTAGTATGGTATGAAGATGAAGCCGGTGTTTCTAAACCTACCGAAGAAGAGTGGAACGCAAAAATAAAAGAGTTATCAGGTGGATAGGAAAGAGATCAGGCGAACACCTCTTGTTATGATGCCGGATGGTAAGTTTATGCGGGGTGATGAGTTTGTAAGTGAAGGTGTGGTTGTTGAGGAACCACCTCTTTATGAAAAACCGCCAGTCGTAGAAGACCAAACAGCAGCGGTATTGGGGCAAGATGAATAAGAAACGTATGACAACAGCAGAGATTAATACCGAGTTACTACAGCATGAAGCTGTTTGTGCTGAACGGTATGAAATGATTCTGTTTAGAATTAACAGATTAGAGCGTGTGTTACTAGGATCAGCAGGTGCTATCATAGTAATTCTACTTTCTATAATTGTAACCCTAACAACATAAGGAGGTGATCAGATGCCGGGTTTTAAAATGAAAGATAAAAAGAAAATGAAGATGGGCACACAGATGTATGGCTATGGTGGTGAAGTAGGTAAGAAAAAAAAGAAGATTATGTATAAAGATGGTAGAGAAGTACCAGAACTTACTAAAGCTCAAATGTCACTACCAAAAAACTTACAAGATCAAATTATCCGATCAAAGAAAAAGAAGATGGATAAAAAGAAAGGCTAGGTATGTCCTGTGTTAGAATATGTAGCAGCAGCAAATGCGGCCTATGCCGTTATCCGCAAGGCAGTTGAAAATGGCCGTGAACTGCATTCTGTCGGTAAACAGATTGCGGCTTTTACACATGCTACAGACGATCTAGCTAAACATGCACATAAGAAAAAGAACAGTATATGGTCAAACTTTACTGGAAAGGATGAGAGCGATTTAGAAGAGTTTATGGCTCTCGAAGAAATAAAACAAAAAGAAAATGAACTAAAACAAATGATGATATATCTAGGCAGACCCGGTTTACATAGTGATTATGTGCGGTTCTGCGTAGAAGCTAGAAAGAAAAGGCAAGAAGCAGCAAGAGAAAAAGAACGCCAGTGGGCTGCATTTGTAGAAAGCCTTCAAACGTGGTTCTTAATAATATTATTTGTGGTATTAGGGTTAGGATTGTTAGTAGGTGGTGTCTGGATTCTTAGAGCTAAGGGGATTATTTGATGCCAAAGAAACTACAAAAAGAATCTATATATGCTGAGTACGATCAAGATGGTGACGGTATAGTTACTGATGAAGAACTTGGTCATGTCAAAGAAATCAAACAAACAGAAGATGCTACACGAAAAAACCTAGCTCAACTTAGGATGGCTAGGTTTTCTTTAATTGCAATGGGTGCATTTACCCTTGCTATGTTTTTTATCCCGTTAGAAAGAGTGACTGCATTATCCGATATAAGTAACCTGTTTTACCTTACAGGTGGCGGTATCGTTGCAGCTTATATGGGTACAACTGCATGGGTGCAAAAGAAATAAAATATGGTATAAACAGATGTTATGGCTACAAAACTAAATGAAAATACTGAGGTTGCACTACCACTTAGAAATATTGTCACTATGGTGGCAGCAGCTTCTGTTGCGACATGGGCGTACTTTGGAATTATAGAACGGCTAAATCAAATGGAAACAAGTATTACCATGATGGAAGCCGACCAAGAGCAAAACACAGAGTTTCGAATTAAATGGCCTAGAGGCGAAATGGGCAGCTTACCTGCAGACTCTGAACAGTTTATGCTCATAGAACATTTAGCAAAGGAGCTAGAAAAACTTCAAACTCAAATAGAAAGTGGTCAAGCACCATATGACCAACAACAAAAATTGACTTTGGAGTTTTATGAAAAACGTATAACAACTATAGAAGAAAACATAGAAAAGATGAGGAATGGACATAAACCATGATAGAGCTTGTTTTTGTGTTACTTCTATATAGCAACGGGGAAGCTATAGAATACACACCCTATGATAGATTATCAGAGTGTTTGTCTACAAAAAGGACAATTAAACGTAACGTTAACGGCGGTGTAAACTTTGATAACCAGTGGAAATGTAAAGAAT